CCAGTGGGAAGCGCTCAAGAAGCAGATCGTGGAGCAGCACGGCAAGCAGCTCACCGAGAAGGAAACCGCCGTCGCCGCCGCACAGAAGCAAGCCGCCGAGCTGCAAGCGCAGATCGCGGAGCTGACCGTGGGCAACGCGTTCGCCGGCTCCCGCTACATCAGTGAGTCCCTGGCTCTTCCTTCGAGCAAGGCCCGCGTGCTGTTTGGCGCGCACTTCGAGTTCGACGGCGCCAAGGTCGTCGCCTATGACAAGCCCGCGGGCGCCAAGGATCGCGCGGTCCTGGTGGATGCCCGCGGCGATGCGCTCGGTTTCGAGGCCGCCATCGCCAAGCTGGTCGAGGCCGACCCCGACCGCGACACGCTCTTGAAGTCCAAGCTCAAGACCGGCGCGGGCTCCAAGACCGAAGCTGGCGCCAAGGCGCCCGAACGCACCGTCGTGCTGTCGGGCCAGGCGCGCATCGCCGCGGCACTTGCCGCTCGCAGCGCCGCAAAGCGCTAAAAAGTGCTTGGTGAGGTCAAGTAAGTAAGCATATACTTATGCCCAACGACTTGCCCTCGCCATTTTCGACAAGGAATTAGGAAATGCTGCTCCGTCAACATGCCGAACTGATCTCGCACGAACAGGTCGAGGCCGGCATCATCGAAGAGATCATCAACAAGGACGAAATGTTCGCGCTGCTGCCGTTCATGGCGGTGACGGGCAAGGCCTACGTCTACGACCGCGAAAATCCCGCGGACGAGTCCAGCTACGTCGGTGCGACGTTCCTGGACCCGAACGAGGACGTGCCGGAACAGACCACGAGCTTCGTGGAAGTGGTCAGCAAGCTCCGCATCCTGATCGGTGACGCCGATGTGGACAAGTTCTTGCAGGAAACCATGTCCGACACCAACGACCAGCTCGCTCTGCAGCTGGCCGCCAAGGCGAAGGGCATGAACCGCATGTTCAAGAAGACCCTGGTGAACGGCGACAACACCGCCAACACCAAGGAATTCGACGGCCTGGGCAAGCTGGTCACGGCCGGTCAGACGCTGGAGGCCGGCACCAACGGCGCCGCGCTGACGTTTGGCATGCTCGACGAGTTGGCCGACATGGTGCCCAACGGTGCGGACGCACTCATCATGCGCGCCGGCACGATCCGCGCCTACCGCGCGCTGCTGCGCCTGCAGTCGGGCACCGACGCCTCGATGATCGAGATCGAGAATTTCGGCGTCCCGGTCCTGGCTCACAACGGCATGCCGATCCTGCGCAACGACTTCCTCTCGGGCGCCGAGACGCAGGGCACCAACGTCAAGACCTGCTCGATCTACGCCGCGCGCTTCAACCTGGCTGACGGCGTGCACGGCATCTTCTCGGGCTCCAATGCCGGCATTCGTGTCGAGGACATTGGCACCGTGCAGAACCGCGACGCCACGCGGACCCGCTTGAAGTGGTACTGCGGCCTGGCGCTCAAGAGCACCAAGAGCCTGGCCCGCCTCAAGGGCGTGACCAACGTCTAAGCTCGCCCTTTCAAGTAAGTAACGGGTGACTTATCATAGGGGACCTTCGGGTCCCCTTTCCTTTTTCAGGATCAACCCATGCAACCCATGCAAATCAAGATCATTCAGGCCGGCTGGGAAGGCTTCACCGGCGACTTCGGCGCGGTCTCCTTCGTGGACGGCGTGAGCGTGTCGGGCGTGACGCCGCTGCAGGCCCAGCGCATCGCCAACGCCATCCAGGTGCAGACCCTGGAGGGCAAGAACCCTTCGTCCTCGCAGGCAGCGCTGGACGAGAAGCTGCGCGACATGAGCGCCGACGAGGCGCTGGCGCTGCAGGCACCCAAGGCCCCGGAGGTCAGGAGCTGGAGCCGCGCGGAGCTTGAAGAGCTGGCCGACGCCAAGGGCATCGAGGGCGTGCGCAAGGTCGCGGACGAGTTCGACGTGAAGGCCAAGAGCATCGGTGCGCTGATCGAGGGCATCCTCAAGCGCCAGCCCGCCCCGGTGGTGGCGCCCAGCGCGGTGCCCGGGCTGGTCACCAGCGCGGAGTAAGGCATGCAGTCGTTCCTCACCGGCAGCGACGTGACGCTGACCTTCGACCTGTCGATCACGGGCCTGGAGCCCACGGGCGCGTACTACCGCGTGCTGGACGAGGACGACGCGGTGCTGGTGGACAGCACCGAGCTGGCGCTCTCTGGCACCGAGGTTTCGGTCACGGTGCCCCAGGAGCTGAACGAGCTGGGCCCGCAGCGCTGGACCGCTGCCCGGCTCATCGAGGTGACCGTGATCTCCGTCGCGGGCAACTCGCTGCTCACGGACAGCTACCGCCTGTTCAGGCCGCAGCGCCTGGTCACGCCGTTCAACAGCTTCCAAAGCCTGCTGGGCGCGAACCTGCGCGCCCACGATCTGCTGGACATGCTGCCCTGGCATGACGCCAGCGCCGAGCAGCAGCTGTCGGCGCTGCAGGAGGCGCACGCGCGCATCGAGCGGCTGCGCTTCTACTACGTGCCCGAGGCCTGGCAGTCCAAGCTCGCGCACACGGTCGATGTGCGGGACCTGTCGCTGCTGACCGTCTCCGAGTGGAACGCGCTGGACGGCGACTTCCGCGAGGCGCTGCAGCGGGCGCAGGTGCTCGAAGCCGCGGAGCTGCTGCGCAAGGCAGCCGACCCGCTGGCGGCGCTGGAGCGTGACGGCGTGCGCAGCATCACCGTGGGCGAAAGCTCGCGGGTGTTCAACACCAGCCGGGCCAAGAGCCCCCTGAGCCCGCGTGCGATGCGGGCCCTGGGCAAGTACCTGGCGCCGGCGCAAGTGGGGCGGGCATGAGCGAAGCCCTCATCGAGCTGGACGAGGGCGCGGGCAAGCTGCAGCGCCGCCACCTGTCCTACCAGGCCGAGCTGGTGTCGCTGCTGGCCGTGGCGCTGGATTCCCATTGGGCCCACGCCCCGGGTGCGCGCAGCGACCTCGCGCAGCAGGTGCGCGAGGCCCGCATCCGGGCCTACGAGGACATGAGCGGGCAGGACAGCCCCGTGTGGGCCGGCATGGACCGGGTGATGGGCATGGCCGAAGAGGACGCCGCCCTGCGGGTGCCCGAGGACTACCGGGCGCAGCTGCACGAGGCGATGGATGCGCAAAGCGCGCACCTGCAGCAGCAGGTCCTGCAGGCCCTGCGCATGGACGAGGACGCCACGCTCACGGCGTTTGGCAACGTGCAAAAGCGCGCGCTGCTGCTGCAGACCCAGGGCATGCACGCCAAGGTCGCCTTCAACCTGTGCAAGCGCGGCGTGCTGCGCCAGCTCTCCTTCACGCGCCCCGACAACGCCGGGCGCGCCTGGAAGACCTCGGTGTTCGTGCGCACCGCCACGCGTGCCGCGCTGCTGCAGGTGTACCTGGACACCTTCTACCTGGCGCTGCTGGCCCACGGCATCACGCTGGCGCAGCTGCACGACAGCGAGGGCCGGCGCATCGAGTTCGGGCTGCTCGATGACGAAGCGATCCGCGAGCGCTACTGGCACCCCAACACCCACAGCCTGCCCGAGCGCATCCAGGAGTAGCCATGCTCAACGCCAACAGCACCTGCCAGATCCGCAAGGCCAGCGGCTTCGACGTGTACGGCAAGCCCAAGCTGGGCCCGAGCGCCACCGAGCGCTGCTGCGTGCTGCGCCTGGTGCGCACGCTGGACCGCACCATGATCCGCTCCGACAGCTCGCGCACCAACGCCCACGGCGAAGAGTTCGTGGTGCAGGGCAAGCTCATGCTCGACGCCAGGACCGTTGCGCAGCCCGGGGACCAGCTCACCGCGCAAGGCGTGGTCATGAAGGTCTTCTCCATGTTCCCGCGCCTGGACGCCCTCACGGGCCAGGTGGACCACTACGAGACGGAGCTGATCGCATGGGGCTCGTGAAGATCGACTTCGACGTGAACGCCCTGGAGGCCCGGCTCAAGCAGGTGGGCGACCGGGCGGTCAGGGGCGGGCTCGATGAGATGCGCGAGGAAGCCCAGGAGATCCGCGATCGCGCCGTGGAGTTCGCCCCCATCAAGAGCGGCACGCTGCACCGCGCGATCAAGGTGGACGAAGAGGGCGGCGGACGCGGCGCCGGTGGGCGCTTCAGCCGCAAGGAGGTCGTCATCTTCGTGGACAACTCCGAGGACTGGCGCGACCCGGACGAGCTGGCGGACTCGGGCGGCTGGCCGCTGGAGCTCTACGCGTATTTCATGCACGAGGGCCTGGGGCCGTTCGGCAACTACGAGTGGGGCCGGCAAGGGCTGAACGTGCCCTGGCGCAAGAAGTCGCTGGAGCACGACGGCGGGCGCGGCGTGGTGGGCGGCAAGTTCCTGAAGCGCGCCTACGAAGAGCGCGAGAAGCCGCTGATGCGCCGCCTCGCATTCCTGTACCAACGCATGTTCCAAAAATGAGACTGGACCTGATCGCTGAATACCTCGAAGGCGAGGGCGTGGGCACGCGCGGGCGCGACCTGTTCATCAACTTCATCCCGCAGGACGCGTCGGGCATCCTGCTGCGCGACAACTTCGGCGGCACGCGCTACGACCACGAGCTGCCGGGCTACATGCGCGGCGACTTCATGCTCATCACCCGCGCACCGGACTACGAGACAGCCAAGAACCTGATCGACCTGGCGCGACAGACGCTGCGGCGTCTTCCGGGGCTGGCGCAGGACACCGTGAGCTGGAAGCGGGTGCTGCCCGTGCGCACGCCGTTTCCCTATCAACCCTCGCCGGGCGGCAACATCGAGTTCGCGCAGAACATCGACTGCGTTTACGTTGACACTGCCGAGCTGGCCGGTTAGGATAAGTAACCCGTGACTTACCTTGACGAACACACAGGAGTTTTCTGAATGGCATCCGATACCAAGAACGTGAAGCTGGGCCCGTGCAAAGTCTTCTATGACGGCGTGGACCTGGGCTACACGAAAGGTGGCGTCGAGGTCGAAGTCACGACCGAGACCTACAAGAGCGAAGTCGATCAGTTCGGCAAGACCGCGATCAACGAGACGATCACCGCGCGCAACGTGAAGGTGACCGTGCCGCTGGCAGAGACCACGCTGGAAAACCTCGTGAAGATCATGCCCGGCGCCACCCTGGTCAACACCAGCGGCGGCGGCAAGCGCGTGGAAGTCACCGACTCGGTGGGCGTGAGCCTGCTGGAGCTGGCCGAAGAGCTGCGCCTGCACCCGCAGCACCTGGCCGACACCGACGAGAGCGAGGACTTCGTGATCCCGAAGGCCGCGACCCCGGGCGGCATCAAGTTCGCGTACCGGCTGGAAGAAGAGCGCGTGTACTCGTGCGAGTTCACCGGCTACCCGGACCCCGCCACGCGCAAGCTGTTCTTCATCGGCAGCGACGCGACCGCCGCTTGATCGGCACGCTTGCGTAAGTAAGCACTGACTTAGCACGGGTCTTCGGGCCCGTGCCCCACACCTTAGAGGGACCCCATGAAGGTTTTGAACATCGACAGCCTGGTCAAAGTGGAAATGTCCGTGACCGTCAACGGCGTCGAGCACCCGGTTCAGGAAATGGACGTGGAGACGTTCATCAAGGCCAACGAGGAATCCGAGCGCCTGAAGGACATGGGTGTGCTGGGTATCCGCGAAGAGCTGGACGCCACGATCAAGCACATCAACATGGTCATCCCGACGCTGGGCGAGGCCGAGCTGCGCAAGCTCAAGATCGTTCAGCTCATGGCGATCGTGCAGTTCATCAACGGCACGCTGGCCGACGAGAAGGAAGCCGGCGCGGAGATCGCTGAAGCCTCGGGAAACTGAGGGAGGGCGAGGACTCGGTTGACTTCGGCTTCCTCTTCTGCCGGGTCATCGCGTTCTACGCCCTGAGCTTTGAAGCCGGGATGCGCCTGCCGATGCGGGCCTTCTGGCTGATGCTGCAAAGCATCGCGCGAATTGAAGCGGAGCGCGACTTGCGCGCTCTGAAGGTGGGTATCTGCAGCCAAAGCGGCGAGGCTGCGGAGGGTTTGATCGAAGAGCTCAATGCCAGGATGGACCAGGCATCGACTGTTCGGGACAGCCCGCTCAATGCCAGGCGTGACCAAGAGGGGTTTGACGAGCTGCGCCGCATGTCTGCGCTGGGGCTCTGAGAGCCCCTTTTCTTTTTGGATAGCGAGCGATGGACGTTGGTGATCTGCGCGTCAGGTTGACCCTGGACGGCGACGGCTTTGAAGTCACGGCCCAGCGGGCGGGCCAGGTATTGCGCCGGCTGTCGGGGGAGTTCGATGCGACCGCGCGCTATTCGCGCACCGCCGAAACCTCGCTGCACAGCATGGCAACGGGGCTGCGGCACACCATCGTCGCCATGGGGGCGCTGCGCTTCGCCTTGATGGACATTGACGACTTCCTGCTCGGGTTCCCCAAGCACGTCGCCAAGACCGCGGGCGAATTCGAGCGGCTGCAAAAGCTCATGGAAGGTCTGAGCAAGAGCGGCGACGACGCCCAGCGCCGGCTCGAAGGCATGCGCGACGCCGCCGCGGTGGTGGGCATCGCCAAGAACTCGCCCTTCGAGGTCAAGAGCCTGTCGGACGCCTTCGTCAAGCTCAAGACCACCGGCATCGACCCCAGCGTGGGGCAGATGCGCGCCCTGGTGGACAGCGTTGCCAAGTTCGGCGGTTCTTCCGACCAGCTCAACCGCGCCTCGGTTGCCATCGCACAGATGAGCGGCAAGGGCGTGGTCAGCATGGAAGAGCTGCGCCAGCAGTTGGGCGAGGCGATCCCCAACGCGATGGAGCTGATGGCCCGCGGCATGGGGCTGTCCATGGATCAGCTGGTGGACAAGGTGAGCAAGGGCACGGTCAACGCCCGGGCCGCCGTCTCGCGCATGTTCGTCCAGATGGAGATGGACGCCAAGGGCAGCGCCGAGAGGATGATGACCACGTTCCCGGGCGCCCTGGAGCGGCTCAAGACCGAGTACGGGCTGTTCGAGAAGCGGGTGGCCGACCAGGGTTTCCTGTCGTCCATCACCTTCGTGATGAAGGATCTGGCATCGTTCCTGGACAGCGAGACGGGGCAGGGCCTGGCGAAGTCCATCGGGCAGGCGATGCAGGAGATCACCACCAGCCTGATCGTCGCGGGCAAGTGGATCGCCAACAACACCGAGCAGCTCAAGGCCATGGCCGAGGCGGTGGTGTCGCTGTGGGGCGGCGGCAAGCTCGCGGGCGCGTTCAACGCCTGGCGCGCGAACCAGCAGCGGGCCCAGGAGCGCGCGGAGGCCTTCGCAAAGAAGGCCAACCGCGAAAAGGACCTGGAGCTGGCGCAGCTGCAGAACCTGGAGCGCCGCCAGCTCGCCGGCTTGCAGCGCCTGGAAGAAGCCCGCGACAAGGCGGTGCAAAAGGCGATCGACCGCAATGCCAAGGAGCGGGCGTCCGTCGAAGAGGGCATCCAGAAGCAGGAGGCGCGGCTCAAGCAGCTGGCCGACCGGCGCGAGCAGCTGGTGCAGCGCGCCATCGAGCGCGAGCGCGCCGCCCATGACCGCGCGGTCGAGAAGCGCGATGCCGCCGCCGCCAAGGAAGAGGCCAAGGCTGCCGCCAAGCAGGCCCGGGCCAAGGATCTGGACACCCGCGGCTACAACATCCTGCAGGGCGCGGAGGACGCGGACAAGCAGCGCGTGCAGCGCTTCGAGGACCGCAAGAAGGCCGCGCTGGAGCGCCTGGCGGTCAAGGAAGCCGACGCGCTGGAGAAGCTGCGCCTGCTCGAAGAGCGCAAGGCCGAAGCCGTCGCCAACAAGCAGCAGGACAACGCCCAGCGCATCGAGCGTCTGCAGGAGCGCCGCGCCCGCGCGGAAGCGGACCTTGCCCGTCGCACGCAGAACGCGCAGCAGGCGATCCTGGACCTGGAAAAGAAGCGCGCCGCGCTCATCGAGCAAGCCCGCGCGGGTGCCCTCAAGGGCATCGACCGCGACAACGCGAGCGCCCAAAAGGAGCTGGACGGGGTGCGGCAGCAGATGGCGAAGGCGCGCGAGGCCGCCCTGTCGCCCGAGCAGCACAAGCAGCGCCTGTCCGAGATCCGCCAGGAAGAGACCGCCAAGCGCCTGGCGCGCGAAAGCGAGATCTCCGGGCTGCAGAAGCTCACCCAGCAGCGCGAGGTGGCGCAGGCGGCGTACCGCGACAACCTCAAGCACACGCTGCGGGCCGAAGAGCTGGCAGCGCGGGTCAACGCCGGCGAGAAGCCCCGCTACCCCGCGGGCTCCACCGAGGGCCGGCCCGGCACCTACATGAACCGCACGGCGATCCTGGAGGACGCCGCGAAGTCCCGCGCCGAAACCGACGCCCTGGGTCAGCGGCTGCAAGCCATGCAGCTGGAGGAAACCCACCGCGCGGCCAACATCCGGTTGCTGGAAGAGGAACAGAAGGCCGCGCAGAAGGCGGGCGACGCGCTGGCGAAGGTGCGCCCGGACGCCGGCGCCGTCACCGCGCTGGAGCAGCGCGCGGCGCAACTGCAAGCACAGATCGCGGCCCAGGAGGCCAAGAAGGCGACCATCCAGCGCGAAGGCCTGGCCGGTGGGGACCTGCCCGCCAAGATCCAGGAGCGCGTCAACGCGTACACGCAGGAGATCGCCAAGAAGGGCGAGCTGATCGCGCAGCACCAGAGCACGCGCGAGGCGCTGGACGCGGAGCTGCAGAAGAAGGTCGAGGCGATCAACGCCACCGAGGCGTCCACGCGCAGCATCGACGCGGAGATCCAGGGCAAGCAGCGCCAGATCGAGGGCTACGCCAAGGAAGCGGACGCGATCCGCAAGAGCGCTGCGGAGCGTGGCGGGCTCACCGCGGCGCAGAAGGCGCAGATCGACAACATCGACCGCCTGCGCGGCGAGCTGGAGCGCGAAGCCCAGGCGCACCGCGACAAGGCGGACGTGCTGCGCAACACCGCTGTCGAGCACAACAACGCCGCCGCCGCGATCCGCAATCAGGTGGACGCGCTGGACCGCAACGTGCAGGCCTTGGGCGACGAGCGCAGCGCCAACCAGCAAAAGCTCAACGACCTGCGCCACATCAACCCGGAGCTGGATCGCAACGTCCAGGCGATCGACAAGAAGACCGAGGCGCTGCGCAAGGAGCACGAGCAGACCCGACGCAACATTGACGCCAACGAAGCGCTGGGGCGCGTGGCCGCCAAGACCGGCAGCGCCATCGTCAACTTCGGGCGCTCCCTGGTGGGCAACATCGCCTTCGCCGTCGCCTTCAACCTG